AACCAATCAGATTAGAATAGATTCTCCTTATGGTCCTATAACTAGTAGCTCATATTGGAAATATATGTGGCCAGTTCATGGTGATGGAGCTTGTGGTACTCCACTTATAGTTAATTATGGAATATCTCATGTTATTGGAGGTATCCATTTCGCTGGTGGGGTCTCGAATTCAGATGCTTATTCTGTTGCCTTTACAAAAGGTGACATTCAGGAAGCAATTATAAATTTGACGAACAACTCCATAATGTTTCCAATAGCTTCAGAAGGCTTGATAGTATCTGAAGAACTTGTATCTCCTGGATCCAGATCACCCTTTAGATACGAAATTCTACACGGAATGGAATATTTTGGTAAGCGTGATAAAAATGTCATGATATCCAAAAAGAGTGAAGTGCTATCGACACCATACTACCGAGAAATTCAAGAGATATTTAATCACCATCTGATAGATGATGATGGAAATTATACCTTTGGCCCTCCACCCATGAAACCATTCACTCGAAATGGAGAATATTTTTCACCATGGAATGAGGCACTTAAGACGATATCTCATAATGGTGTTGCTTTAGATCAAAACACTTTGGTTGATATTCACAATCTGTTGTTTGATAGATTGAAGGGTATTAAGTTATGTCCCTTAACTATGGAGTGCGCAATTAATGGTGTCACTGGTGATCCTTTCGCTAGACGCATAAATGCAACCACAGCAGCGGGCGCTAACTATCCTGGCAAAAAATACCAGTATATACCTATAGTAGAAGAAGACCAGAATTGTCTCATACGTGAGCCAACTGAGAGTCTAAAAAGACGATTAGTGAACATGATGGAGACATACCAGAAAGGAGAAATAAGCGATTCCTTATATTCAGCGTCACTCAAAGATGAAGCAAGATCAATGAAAAAGAATAATGTTGGAAAAACAAGAGTATTTTTTGGTTCCCCCATTGATGTTCTTATATTGCAAAGAATGTTTCTTTACCCGTTTTACTCATCAATGATTGAGAATAGTGATTTATTTTGCTGTGCTCTAGGCATTGATATGCATAGAGGTTCTGATGAATGGGTCAAGAAAATGTTATCTTTCTCTGAATCTGGTATAGAGGGTGATATGAAAGAATTCGATCAACGAAAGATGTTCGAGATCGCAGCTCATTCATCATCCCTTATCTATAATCTTTGCAAAAACGCAGGATACTCAACGTACGCATTGAATGTAGTCGCTGGACTATTAACAGAAAGTTTATTTCCTGTTATTTCTATGTGTGAAGACATCTTCCGCACGCCAAATCTTCAAGTGAGTGGAAAATATGCTACTGCAGAAGAAAACACGTTATTTCATCTGTTCATGTTGATTTATTCTTTTGTAAAAATAACAAAGAAAGATATAAGTGAGTTTTTTAAATATGTCAAACCATCTTTGTATGGTGATGATAGTGCAAGTGCTGTGAAAATTTCTATACAAAATGTCTTCAATAATTTTACCTTCAGTGAGTTTTGTAAAACCGATTTTAACATGGTTTTTACTCCTGCTGATAAGGCTGGTGACTTCCGAAAGGTAGTACCAATAATGGAGATGTCTTTTTTAAAGAGAACATTCAGGTACTCAAATAACTTAGAGAGATACGTCGCTCCCTTGATGTTGGAATCAATTGTCAAAATGAACAGCTTCTATATTCTATCAAAGAATATCCCTAAGGAGCATCAACTTATCGCCACATTGAGTGCTTCTTTATGGGAATATTTCTTCCATATAGAAGAGGAAGGTGAGTATGAGGGGATTAGAGATAAATTGATACAGCTAGCATGTAAAAGCCTAAATCTCCTACCAGAATACATTGAAGGACAATTTCCCACATATGTATTCATGGTGAATAGATTCTCCGAAACGAGTTGAAACTATTACTAGCAATTTTGCTGAACCGCAATAAGAAATAGACGCTCTTATTGTGTGTAACCCCAGTCTAATCAACCCAACCCTCGTGGTTATAAAGCGTCCCTTGAGAAGCGCTTATTATTTCTCAAACAAAATCCAGT